GGAGGTACGCGCGGATGTCCTGCTGTTGGCCCTCGTTCGCAATCAGGTTCGACTCGCGCTGGTCGACGTTGAGGAACCTGGACGCTGCCTCGGCCCGCCGCTGGGCGTCGGCGGCTGCCTCTCGCTGGGCGTTCGCCGCTTGCTGCGACAGCGTGATCTCTCGCTCCAACTGGTCATTGACCAGCCGCAGTGACGCAACCTGACGGTTATACGCCGCCTCGGCTGCCTGGGCGTCACCGTTCCGCGTAGCGCGGATGCTCTCAAGCGTTGACAGAAGGTTCTCTGCCTCCTGTGCCGCCTGCCGCTGCTGGCCGACGAGCGCCGCTACGCCGCTGCCTTGAATCTGCTCTGGCGACAAGGCCGCAGCCTGCTGCTGGAGTGTTGCGGCGCGGGACGTCTGCTGAAGGAAGCCGGGCTGCTGAAAACGGAGTTCTTGGCCGGAGGCGAGGCCAGCGGTGGCCTGGCTGGCCTCCTTGAGTCGCTGCTGGGCCTGCGTGACGCGATTGATCCGCGCCTCCAGGTTGGCGAAGTCGCGCTCGCTGACCTTCGCGCCGCGGTCGATCTCGGCGAGCAACTGCTGGGCAGACTTCTGCGCCGACTCGAGCGCCGGCAGGAAGTTCCTCTGCACCTGCGTCGACAGACCGGCGAAGTCCTTCGCCGCCTGCGCGACAGGCTTCGCAATCCGATCCGCCGCCTCGACGAGTTGACGAAATGCCTGGACTTGCTGCTGATTGACGAGTTTCAGTTCCTGCCCGACGCCTTGCTTGAGCGCCCGCTGAAACTTTTGCAGCGGCGTCAGAAGTTCGTCGAACGACTTCCCGGCTCGCCGAACGGCACCGGAGATCGTGCCGTCGATCTTCTGGGCGTAGCTCTTGAACTCTCTCGCGCTGGCAGTGAGTTGCCGGGAAGCGTCCGAAGTGTTGACGCTAACGACCGCCGAGATTTTGCCGAGGTAGCCGCGTGCCATCATCTCATCCTTGAGGCTTCTGCAACTTCATCAGTTCGGCGAACATGGCTTCCTGCGACTGCTTCGGCCGCTTCGATGCAGGGATGAACACTTCCTCGTCAGGCACACGCTTGTAGTTACCGGACGCGGCCATGATCGTCCTGCATATCCTGGCCGTCTGCTGCCAACTGTTTCCCAGCGGCCACCGCTGCTGGTAGGCAAACCACTCCGACAACTCCTGCGAATCGACCGTCTCGAGCAGTTCCCTGACCGACCGGCCCAGCGCCAGCGCTAGGTCGAAGTAGAACTTTCGCTCGGGGCGGTCGGTGAACCGTTTCCCAGCGCATCCACCGCCGAGTCGGTGAAGGCATTGTGCTGCCACGCCTTGTCGAAGAGACGGTTGATCACCACGCTCGACTTGTCGCCGAGGGCGTCGATGTCAGCGTCGCCAAAAAGGCGGTCGCCGGCTTCGTCGGCCAACGTCAGCACGAGGAAGCGAACGCGGAACGCCTTCATCTTCTGCTCGCTGTACGCTTCCTCGAACTTGTCACGCTCGGTGCCGCTGATGGTGCGGACGTAGACGTCGCCACCCCACTCCGGCACGGGGACGGCCTCGGACAACTTGACATCCTTCGCCGCCAGAATCTTCGCCTTGCTCAACGACATGAATCAGGTTCCTTGGTTACTACAAAAACACATCGCCCAACGGTTGCGAGCCTGCTTGTTCAGCGACCGCCCCAGAAAGAACTATTGGCCCACCGATGATCATCTCGAGGCCGTTGCTTCCGAAGCCCCATGCTGCCCAAAACTTTGTATCGCGGTCCCACCCTATTTCAGGCACGGTGACCTTGATGACCCCCTGGGCAGCGGACACAACGCTGACAATGAAGTCGCCAGGGTCAAGCGCGGCCCTGTACCAAGTTGTGCCAGCTTGGATCGACGAGAGGCCCACAAGGCTGCGACCTGCGCTCGCTTGAAAAGTGAACTCGTCGCCGCTGAACATCACAATCTTCAGGTAGTTAGCCGCATCGGGCTGAAAGAACCCTCTTGTCACCGATCCGACGGCAAGCGTTCGGATCGCCAAGGCCGGGTTCTCGGCGGATGCTCGCGTTGAATACAGCGTCCATTTGGCACCAGTCACCCCAAAGTTATCGTTTCCTGCCAGTATTCCGGCCGGAAAAACAACCGAAACAATTCCTTGCTGCGTGGAAATGACAGAGGTCGAGAGCGCTGTAGTCTGCGCGAATGTTACATTGCCGACCTCTTGACCATTTGAATATGAAACACTGACGTAAGCAACGAGTGTGTGCCCAGTAAGGTCGACGCCCAGGGGCACAGTGTGGACGGTATGGGTGCCGTTTACCTGAACGACGTCGCTGGCGATGGGCAGTTGAGACACAGTCGTCATGTCGGCGCCTCGGCGTAGTCCGTCAGGACAAATCGCAAAGTCCCGCGAACAAGATCACCAACCCGCGCGTCTACGCCTGCGCCTGACAAAACAACCTGCTTAGTGATCTGCATCGACGGCGTGCTAAACGTCAAAGGACCGTAGTCGCCGATGTATCTGTCCGCTTGCCCGCCATTAGCGGACGCGATGTATTCGACGTCGATGGAGCCGCCAGAAACGTCCCCGGTCGGCACCATGACCCGGTAGCCAAGCGGGTCAAGCGGGCTGGTCATGTCCACGACCTCCGCTTGCGGAAGGTCGACAGATATGGATGTGACGTTTGCCTTGATTTGGCCCCTTGAGCCAGCAAACGTGAATGTCGCCCCTTGGGCTGCGAATCCCGCCATCGCTTACGCGACTCGGAACGTCGCGCTCCCCGAGATAAGGGCACCGACAGAGCCGCCGATCGAAGACGAGGCGATCGTCGCGTTGCCGGTGAAGGAGAGCGGACCAGAGATCGCAAGAGCGCCCGACGCGCCGGCGGAGAGGATGTTCGTGGAGATGTAGTCGATCTGCACCTCGCGGTCAGTCGCGAAGCCACCGACGTACTCCCGGCGTCCGTTCGGCGCGATGCCCAGGTGGCTGCCGTCGATGAGGTCTTGCGTGTCATTGACCTGAACCGAGGTGACCGTGAGGTTCGAGCCACCGAACGAGAACGTCAGTCCCTGTGCGGAAATACCAGCCATGTGTCGCGCCTCCTTGCGCCGTAGTCGTGACCTGTAGTATTACGAGGCGGCTTCTTGCCACCTGATCTGATACAACTGCCGCACCTCGTAGGCCGGCGGAAGTTGGGCTCCCACGGCCGTCGGGTCGAGGAAATCGTCAGTTTCGCTGACGAGCCTCATATCACTGATTGTAACCCCCATCGCGCTGCCTGTGTTGCCATCCAGAGCAAGCCGGACCTCGTCTCCCAACTCCCTGGCGGCGTCGTGGGTGAGCGCCCATGAGGCGATCTGGATCGACAGGAGGGGCATGAACATCGGCCCGGTCAGGCTGGCCTCGCGGATGATGTTCTGCCGCTTGTAGACAATGAAAGGGAACCCGGCCGACTTCGGCACGGCGATCGGGTAGACGTTGAACCCGACGAGCCTGGCGACCGCCGGGACGCTCGTCAGCCGGTAGTAGACGTAGTCCTCGGGCTTGATGATCACCGGAGTTCCTCGATGTAGTTCTTCATGTTGGCGATGAGGGACGCCAGGACGGCCGAGGAGTTCTCGCTGATCGTCTTTTGCATCGGGCTCTGGGCCGGCATGGGGCGGATCGTCTCGCCTGGCTTGAGCGTGACGGGGTGCATCTCGCCAGCAGCGTCCGAACCGAAGTCGTGCGGATACCCGCTGCCGGCCTTCGCCTGCCGCGTTCGCTCGTTCTTCGACCCCATGAGGAAGTAGTAGCCGCGACTCATGTTCGCGAACTGCTCGTTGTTGAACGTCCCCGCGCGCTTCATCTTCCCGTTGATGCTCTGGTGGACGTTGATGTAGGTGCGGCGACCCTGCGTGCCTGGGCGGCGAGGGCCGGTCCCGAACTCCACCAGCCAGGCGTGGTTGCCGCTGCCCATCTCTGGGTCGGCCCCGACGGGGCCGGTGACGCGGGGGCCGGTGACGGCGACCGTCGCGCCATCGTATTGGCGAGTCTCCGTCCTGATCGACTTGTAGAGGTTGTCGGTGACGTTGTGAATCTTGGCCTTGTAGCCCTTTTTGATGATCTCCGACGCCTTTTTGACTGCCTTGGCCCGCAGTTGCCCCGGATCGCGCTGCGCCCGCAGGGCCATCAACTCCAGTTCCTTGGCGATCTCGCGGGCGCCTGACGTCTGGATGGTGACGAAGCTCTCGACGATCTGCCTGGCAGACCGCCCGCCGAAGTCGCGTGGCTGCGTTGCGTCGATGAGAACTGCCATCACTGCACCTCGCGGGCCAGGATTTCCAGGGCCGTGCGGTTGTCACGCTCGACGACCGCCGCAATTTCCATGTTACGCCCCCGCCAGACGAGGCGGTTGAGATGCGTGACGTCGGCCCGGTAGCGGATGCGGATGCGGTGGGTCGCGATGACGTTCGCCTGCTGGGCCTGGAGGATGTCCCGGCTCGAGAGGCCGTTGACGCTCGCCCACACCGTTGCGACGGTGGTGTCCCAATCCATGACGGTCTCGCCAGAGGGCTTCCGCACCTCCGTCTGGGCCTTGATCGCCACCCGCTCACGCATGGAGCCGATGATCATGCGACGGTGCCCTCGCCAACGATGACGATGTCATACGCTCCGCCGCTCGAGCCGGTGACCGTCACGCCCGACGCCGCCATCCCAGCGGCCGAAGGATCGCACTGGGCCGCCGCCGCGCCGGCCGCTACGGACACGCCGCCGGCAGGGAACGGGCCACCAGCGAACGACAGGGCCGTCATGCCGGTGTTTCGCACGAACCACCCCTTCACGGCCGTCAGTGTCACCGTCGCTGGCGAGCCGCCTCGTGAGTCGGCCAGAGACGACAGGGCCAGCGTCTCCGACGTCCCCGCCAGCGTCCTGCGGCCGCTCCAAGCCACCTGGGCCTGGTTGGCGGCGGTGCCGTCGGTGAGCGTCACCGAATAGGCGGCCGGCGTGACCCGGATGGACCGGGAGATGTCGGCGTCGTTGGTCTCGTGGGCCACGAGCGACAGGGTGATCTGGGCGGTGAGTGCCATCGGTCAGGTTCCCATGACGTAGATTTCGTATTCCTGCCCCGTCACCCCGCCGATGCGGAGAATGCTCCCGCCCGACGTCGTGGCGAAGCCGGCCGAGTTCGGGCAGGACAGCAGGAACGCCCCGCCCTCGCGGATCGGGTAGCCGCGAAGCGTCAGCGCCCCGAGGTTGATCATCGGGGAGAAGTTCCAGGACGTCACATCCTGTCGAAAGAGGCTGAACTGGCTCCCAGACCAGCCGGCCGACAGGGCAATCTGGCTCGTCGTCGACAGGTTCTTGAGGCACAGGAGCTTCACTGTGCCGATGCCGATGGCCGAGAAGTCGACCTCGTCGAGGCCCAACGCGAACGTCCGGCGGTCGCTCCACACCTTCGTGCAGTCGCCGACGTCGAAGAAGAACGTCAGCGGGTGGTCTGTGATCGCAGTCGTTAGCCCGTTCGCGAACTGCGAACGCGAATGCACCTGCGCCTGCACCGTGGCCTGGAGGCTCATCGGTAGCCCCCCCAGCCCGACGCCGCCAGGAGCGTGTCGAAGGTCTGCGGCACCGGCAGCACCTGGCTGAAGCCGGTGACCACGGGCTGCCGCATCTCGAACCAGTGGGCGACGAGGAGAAGGATCAGACCCTTGACCGTGCTCGGCACGCTCGAGCCGCTGGCTCCGTAGCCTGCCGGCCAGCGGACGACGACGCTGTTCTCGTCGCCCCGCACCGCCGGCCAGACGCCTTCGTAGACAGGGTAGATGCGGCCGGGCGTGGCGTAGTGGTCAGCCTGGAACGCCCCCGTCGCCGAGGTGATCGTCTGACTGACGCCGGCCTCGTCGCGATAGATGACCGTCACCGTGCCGCTCGCCATCGGCGGCCGGGGGAGGACGATCTCCCACAGCGGGAAGCAGTCGTAGCGGGCCTCGAGCGTCTGGGAGATGAGGCTGACGTCCAGCACGTTCTCGACGTACTCCGTCGCCATCGCGATCAGGCTGGTGAGATAGGTGTCCTCGTCGGAGGTGTCGACGCGGCACTGCGTCTTCGCCTCGGAGAGCGTGACTGGGTACACCGTCGGGGCGGTGTGCTTGACGAGACTGCGGTACGGAGTGACACCGGCCGACGGGTACTCCGGCGAGCCGTAGGTGATGGTGACGGTCATTTCGGCTTTCTCCTCGCCGGCTGCGGCATCGAGGCCCGCTCGCTACGCTCTTCCATGGTCGCCGCCTCCAGGTGACGCTCGCCGATCTCTTCGACGAGGCCACGGGCGATGTAGATGCGGGCGGCGCCGTCGCCCCAGTCGAACTCCTGGCCGGCGCGGTAGCCAGCGAATGGCTTCAGGACGCGAATCTTCATGGGATGAACCCCCAGGCTCCTTCAGGCGGCTTCTTGCCGTTGTTCCAGAACTCCGTCGTGTGCTGCTGCACCTTCCCGCCCTCGACGCTCCTGGAGGGCCAGGTGATCATCAGTTCGGCGTGGCCGACGCTGACGTTGGTGGCGATGCCCAGGCGGTTCCCGCTGGCGGCGAACTTCTTCCAGAAGTAGATGTCCTCGTCGATATGGCCGCCCGTGAACGTCCCTTCGTCATTGGCCTCGGCCAGGAACCACGGCTTCGCCATCTTCTTGATGGCCGCGGTGCGAATGAACGTGCAGCCGAAGTGGGCCGTCTCGGCGGGCTGGACGACCTTCTGGAACCAGTCGTTCTCGACCGTCGTCTTATCGTCCGGCGTGTTTCCGGCCAAGGCGAACATCACCGTGTTCGCCTCCCGCTTGGTCTGGAGCGGGGCGATGGCGTCGTAGCCCGAGTGCATCAGCAAGGCAAGGAGCGCCTCGACCGTCTTCGCGGTGAAGATCGTGTCGTAGTCGATTGTGAGCACCACATCGTGGGTGTCGATCACTTGCTCCATGCACCGCTGGAGGCACTGACCGAAAAACGCCCCGGTGTATTTGATCGGGGCGATCCCGTGAGGCGCGAGAGCCTGCGAGATGCAGAAGAAATTATCAGTGAAGCCGAGGCGAGGGACGCTCATCAGAGCGGCTACCTTCACCTCGGCTTCACAATTACCGACACGCAGCAGCATGGTTCGCTCCTTGTGAGGAGCGGGCGCGCATCCTTGCGCCTTTGTCGGCCATCATGGCCGTCCCGCTTGTACGGGACTAGCCAACGACTCGGGCAATGACACCAGCGTCAGCGTTGGACACGGGCGACTCTTCGGGGCGACCCAGGCGGGCCACCATCGCCACGTTCGCCGTCACGCCGGGGGTGTAGGACACCTTGAGGTAGCGCTTCTTGGCCTTCGTGTCGATGTCCATCTTGAGGACGGACGTCAGGGCCGTGCTGGTGACCGCGGGGATGCTGAAGCCGCCAGTGCCGCCGCCAACCAGAGCCGTGACGTTCGAGTAGGAGACGTTGTCGTCGGACTCCTCGACCTTCACGGCATTGGCAAACACGGTGCTGGCGTTGCTCGCCCGCAGCACCGTCACGCTGGCGTGATCGTAGCCGAGGGTGTCGATCGTCAGCGTGGCAGTCGCGGTTGCGCCGATGGCCGCAGCCTCGACGTTCGCAACGACCTTGTAGTTCTGGGAGTGGATCATGTTTCAGGGGCTCCTGTTATCACGAGGCGGCCGAACGGAGGGCGATCACAGGACCGACCTCGGAGTTCGTGCCAAGGGTGTGTGCGACCGAATCGAACCGCATCGTTCCTTGGAGCAGGAGCTGGTCGGTGGTCGCGTAGACCTGATCGAACAGCCGCACCGAGAAGTCACGACGCCGGGCGTAGATGCAGGCGAGGTTCAGGTTGCCGAAGAGCACCTTCACCTTGCTGGCGTCCGCGCCGAGGGTGCTGTTCATCACATGCACCATCCGCACGGGGTAGCCGAGGAAGGACTCGCCAGCACCGGCACCGATGTTCTCGACCGTGTTGCCGCCAGCGGCGTACTTCAGGCGAGCGATGCTCGAGGCGTAGCCAGCCGGCGAGACGTACCAAGCCGCACCCTGGCGGGCGTAGAGGGGCAGCTTGCCCATCACGGCGAGGAAGTCCTCGATGTCGAGGGTCTCGAAGGCGGTGTTGCCCGTCGCGGCCGACACCACCGAGGAGGTGTGGGTGCCGTCGTTGATCTT